TATCAAGACGGATTCGCCTACTTAGATGTTGGTAAAATCACACATATGTTGACACCAACAGAACAGGTTTATTTGGGAAATTCTGACCAAGAAATCGGACACAAAACTTCTATACAAAAATGGAATTTGGTTGAAAGAAACGATGAATGGAAACTAAAACCTATAATGGGTAAGACAGCAGCCAGTGGTAGTTTAATTCAAATGTATGACGGTAGTCAAAAACAAATACAAGATGTCGAAGTAGGTGATGTAGTGAAATCTTATCAACCACTCGGTATGCCAGATGAAACTATGGATTATGTTTCATACACCACAACAGATTTGAGTGGTTCTTATGATTCAGGTTCTATTGTAGTTGAAACCTACTCGGATATACCACTTACATTTTTTGGATACTACCTTTTGAATGGAAGTATAAAGATTCCACTACAATCAAAATCATCAGACTCATATTATTTTGTAAAACAAAGTGGAACTTGGGGTTGGAGAAATCCATATCAAATAGCAGTGGGTGATTACTTTTTAGACAAAGATGGGAATGAATTGGAAATCACATCAAAAACAGAAGTCCAAGAAGATTTAAATTGGTACTCGTTAGATGTTGAAGATATCGATACTTACTTTTCATCAAATATATTAGTTCATAACTTACCACCAAAATGTTGTTTTGTTAAAGGAACTAAAATAACTATGAGAGATTACTCTCAAAAAAATATTGAAGACGTAGAAATAGGAGACTTGGTGTTAACTTATGATATAGAAAACAAAGAGTTGGTCAAGAGTGTAGTGTTAGCAACAAGTTCACCAGTAAATAAAAACTTTGTAAGAATTACTTTTGAAGACGGAACTATCAATGAAAATGTTTTAGACCACCCATACTGGGTAGTTAATAAAGGTTGGTCAAGTGTTAGACCAGATTGGACAAAAGAAACTCATAAAATGGATTGTGAACAATTAAATGTTGGTGATGTATGTTTGAAATCTATCGAGGATGATAAAGTCATAGAACAAAAGATAACTAAGATTGAAAAGTTTGACGAGGAACAAATAACATACAATTTGACAATTGAAAATACTGAAAACTATTTTGCTAATGATATATTAGTTCATAATAAATTCCCGTTTTGTGGTGAAGGGCCAAGATGTTTTATAGGACATACGATGATTACACTATCAGACGGAACATATCAAAGAATTGAAAACTTAAAACCAGGTGATGAAATCAAAACATACAATGTTGAAACAGGTAAATTAGAAAATGAAATAATTGAAATGATTACCACAGTTAGACACGATAACTTGGTTACATACAAATTTGACGACAACACAAAGATTACTGCAACACTTGACCACCCATTTTTTATATCGGGTGATTCATATGTAGATTCAGATTATAGACCATTGAAAATCGGTGATAAAGTTAAAAACGATGAATTAAATGTATTAGAAGTTGTAGAGATAGAATTAAATCAAGGTGTTGAAGTTACATACAATATAGAAAAAACTCGTAATGGTAATTATTTTGCGAATAAGGTTTTAGTATCAGATGAATCAGAAATCCCTTTCACATAGTAATAATTTCAAATGGTATTTAGTACGAGATAAGTTCTTATCACCTACTGAGTGTCAAGAAATAATAAGTATTATTGATGAAAAATCTAAAGAAATAGATACTTGTGGAGCACAGGTTGTAAAATTGGACAATGAGAAATACTTAGATAAAGTTTGGAACATAATGAAATTGTCTAATAATATTCATTACAAGTTTGACATTGATAGTGTTCAATTACAAGAGGGTAAGTATTACAAAGCAGGGGTTTACAAAGAACAAAATACTCTACACTCAGACTTTGCAGCAGGGCCAGGTAGATTAGTTGATACCACCACAAAACTAACTTCGGTTGTATTCTTAAATGACGATTATTGGGGTGGAGAACTCGAAATATGGGGTGATAAAATAGAATCACAACAAGGAAGAATAGTTATATTTCCAGCTTTTGCAGCACACAAAGTTTCACAATTTTATGATAAAGACAGATATACAATGTTAACTTGGATACAAGGAAATACTTTTAAATGACATTAATTAAAAACGAAGACTTTAAGTTTTACATACAGATTCCTAATTTTATATCAGATAACAAATGTGATGAATTGATAAAAGATATTAGTGAAAGTGAAGTTATGTTGAAGGGTGGAGTTCGTGTAGATGATGAACAAAACTTAGGAGTAAATGAAAAGTTTAGAAAGACTTCCGAGTGGTATTTGTGTGAGCAACCATTTACAAACCAAAGACCAGACAAGCCAAATAAAGATTGGAAATCATTACAAGAAAAAATATTTTCAATAGCAAAGTTAGTTAATACTAAATCATTTAAATTTGATATTCAAGGTTGTGATAATGAATTAAAGTTAATAAAATATGAGAACACAAACTTCTACACTTGGCATACAGATATGAACTCAGGAAATAGTTCTTTGAGAAAATTAACTGCTATCGTTCAGTTAACAAACCCAAGTGAGTACGAAGGTGGAGAACTACAATTTGCACTACAAGACCACGATATGAATTGGTATGAAGTTCCTAAGAAAAAAGGTTCAATTACTTTTTTTCCCACATTTTTATCACATAGAGTAAAACCAGTCATTAGTGGAACACGATATGTATTACAAGAGTTTTTTATAGGGAACCATTTTAAATGAACGATAATTTTCAATGGTTTACACATACACCTTTTTTATCTGATGAACAATGTGATGAAATAGTTAGTCAATTAAAGAAAGAAACTAATTGGACTTCCGGATATGAAAATGCAATTATTGTAAATGCAGATGAGAAGTCACTTGATAATGTGATTCAAGACAGAACCTTTGAAGAATTGTATATGTTTAGTAATACTAAACACGATTACAAATGGATAAATAAAAAGTTAGAACCCTATGTAAAAATGTTAAATACAAAAGTGTGGAACTTTCAAATAAACGAAACACTAAAAGATTTAAAAGCATTAAGATACAAAAATAATGATAGGTTTGATTGGCACGCTGACTATGACAAAGGTGAAGAGTCAATCAATAAATTAACTTGTTTGATTCAGTTGTCAGACGAGAGTGAATTTGAGGGTGGTGATTTACATCTAGCATTTACGAATGACGGAGAGTTTTTTAAAACACCATACAAAAAAGGATATTTATTAGTGTTTCCATCTTTTGTTAGTCATATGGTTTCAGAACTATCAGGTGGAGAGAGATATATTATAAGAGAAATAATTACAGGAGAACCTTTTAAATGAAAGAAAATAATAAATTTAATTTTGTTTTACACAGGGAAAACTTTTTAACACCAGAGCAGTGTGATGAGTTGATTGGAAAATTTGAGGAATCAAAACCACAAAAATCAGGAGTCGCCGGAACATATGAGGGTGGAGAAATAAATGAAAAGGTTAGAAAAGTACAAGAGGTTAGGTTACTAAATGATGTTGTGTTGTCAGACGGATTCAAATTAACCAAACATATCACTATGGCTTGTGAAATGGCAAACCTAATCAACTTTAATTTTGATTTAGAAAAACCATATCAATTAGAGGATATTGTATTGTTAAGATATGAAAATACAGATAAATATGACTGGCATTTAGACATCGGTAAAAATGAAACATCAGTTAGAAAGATATCTGCAATAATTCAATTAAGTGATGAACAAGACTATGAGGGTGGGGATTTTGAATTTAGTATTGCTAATGATGAAGGTGATGACAATTATTTTGGAACAAGAAAAAGGGGTTCGTTAATATTGTTTCCTGCATTTTTAGGACATAGAGTTAGACCAGTAACAAAGGGTGTACGATATTCAATAGTAACTTGGATTTTAGGAGATGCGTTTAAATGAAAATGTTAGCAGGTAATTTTTATGATGTAGAAAAACTAATCAATAATAAAGATATTGTTGAATCAATGTTCAGTTATGATGACGGAGCATATGGACATTGTATATCATTACCAGAATCTGGTGTGGAACATCATAATAATCTACCATTTACAGGGGCACTCAATCATACGCCATATTTTAAAGAAATCTATGATAGTTTTGAAACCGAAATAATGTCTTTTAGATTGTTAAGAAGAGGTCCACAATCATCTTATGGACTTCACAACGATAAAGATATCGGAGAAGACACATTGAGATTTCAAATACCAATAATCAGTAATGACAAAAGTTGGTT